ACTGGGCTACGAGTGCGAACTGGGCGACGGGTGCAAACTGGGCGACGGGTGCAAACTGGGCTACGGGTGCCGACTGGGCTACGAGTGCGAACTGGGCGACGGGTGCAAACTGGGCTACGGGTGCGATGTTCCGAAATAGCTATTTATCAGCGCATCCCGTCATACGGTATCCTATTGGGGTGAGGATGCTATTCAAATAGGATGCAAACGCTACACCATTTCCGAATGGCAGAAGCATTTCCGAAAAATTGGCGAGGCCGAAGGCTATAGTCCCGAGCAGATGGAGGAATACAAAGGGTATATAGACCTGATCGCTGCAATGCACAAGACGTGGGCGTTACACTAAAACATCCTAACCATGAAAAGCGAAAAAGCAAAACAATATTTGTTGAAAGTGGTAACACCGATAGCGATGATGTATCCCGATTGTCCGGGAGAATGCGATATTAAGCTAATAGAGGCAAAACGGGCTATCGAGCTTGCCGAGCAGGAGGCCGAGGAGCGGATGCGCCAGAAGGCGATTGAAGCGTATAGACGATCTTGTTCATGCGGGGAATCTACTTGTAATTCATGCGCCCTTATGCGCAGGTTCACCCAAAAACTGACTGAATAATGAAAAACAACATCGAAAACGGGATTTACATTCCCGACGAAAAACGCGAACTGCACCCGCTCGACGAGTGGACGAAACGCGAAGACCCGACCACAGCACAGACGGTCGTACTGGTAACCGATTCCGGTATGCTCGAAATCGCTAAAGAAGACCTGCCGATCGAATTCAATTTCAAGGTCGCGCAGAAAGCCGCTGCCGAATACCGCGAGGGCTTCCGCTGCGCAACCCGTCACGAGGCGATAGAAATGTACGACGCCCGGTTCCGGGGCCTCGACGAAGCGTTCGAGAAGATCGGCGGCAAGCCCGCTACAAACGGCTACTGGACGAGCGAGGCCGACCCCGATCCGGAGTACATTCGCGAGGTCGCGTTCATCTACTCCGGCAGCACGGGCCAGATGAACTACTGCAACAAGTATAGCGCGTACGCCGTGCGTCCGGTTTCCGCTTTCAAGAAATAGTTTCAGGGCGCGATATTAACATCCGAAAACTGAGCGAAGATGAAAACGATTGAGGAAAGAGCGATAGAGTGGGTGGATTCGCAGTCAGCAGGGAGCGTGCATCCGTACAACAGGCAGGCGATGATAGACGCTTACATGGCCGCTTATGAGGAACTGACCCGTTGGAACGCCTCAAACACTATCCCGGATGATGATAAACCAGTGATAATATGCACTTCCCCGGGAATATATTACATAGCGGCTTACGACAAGCAATTTGGCTATTGGTTCACGGGAAACGGCTCGTTTTACCAACACGAAATCATTGGCTGGCGGGAGATTCATTAACGGGGAGAATTATGGAAGTAAAAAAGTTGAAATATTATGCGATAGGAGAGATAGTCAGCATCGGGAGAGGGCTTTATATCGTTCGACGCTCCGACAGGGGCATAGACAGATGCGTGGATTGCGCCCTTAAATTCAAGAAAAGCTGTGCCCGTATGAATTGCGTCAAGGCCTTCCGCAAGGATTCTGAATTCGTAATATTCGAGAGGATATGAAAACCAAACTGCTGAAACGGCTTAGGCGGGAGGCTCGGGATAGATACCCGGCCATGCCGCTCCGTAGGTTTGCACTGTTGGTTGGGTGGAACCATGAGGAAGTCAATAGATGGGTTCGTACAGAACGAACAAGCTACATCCTGCGCCGCGTCAGGGAATTAAAACAAAAGAGAAGATGAGAGAGATTAAATTCAGAGGCAAGCGCCTCGATAATGGTGAATGGGTAATCGGTCTTTTGGTCAAAATGTGGGGTGAATGGCATATCCTCGATTGGGACGATGAGAATACGGCCTATCCTGTCGAGCCAAATACCGTCGGTCAATACACGGGGCTGAAAGATAAGAACGGTGAGGAGATTTACGAGGGAGACATTGTATGTGGTTCTCCTCAAAGAGTTGTCGGTGAAGTAGTCTATCATAATGATAGAATTGAAATCAAAGACGACGATCCTCAATATTGGGTCGGAGTTAATTTTTTCTCACAAGAGGGACGAGAAATCATTGGTAACATCCACGATAACACTGAATTACTTAAAACCGAATAACCATGCAGAAGATAATGTTTAACGACCGCTACGGACTGACGGATGCGGTCATCGAGGGGCGAAAGACCATGACGAGGCGGCTGGTTAGCGATAGGTTGTGGGAAATGTGGACGGATTACGATGACTTTTGTAATTCGGTAATAGGTGGTATTGCGCGTGATGGCACAAGTGTTTCGCGGGAATACTACCATGAATGCGACTTTTTCAAGGACAAATGCCGCTATAATGTCGGCGAGATCGTGGCCGTGGCGCAGAGCTATGAGCAAGCATATCGTCAAGGCAATATGAATGCAGATGAGGCTATTATAAGGGGCTTAAAATACGACCCCGGAATGTGCAACAAGATGTACGTCCGTGCTGCCTTAATGCCCCACCAAATCCGCATCACGGGAATCCGTTGCGAGCGCTTGCAGGATATTTCGGACGAGGAGTGTATGCGTGAGGGTATTTTAGAATCGTGGTACGAATCCACAGATACCACCACGTATGGATATGCCGACGAGAAAAAGGGAACAGCCGTTGAATTTGACACTCCCCGCGAAGCCTTCGCCGCGCTTATCGACAAGGTGTCCGGCCGTGGGACTTGGGGGCGCAACCCGTGGGTGGTGGCTTACGAATTCGAATTGGTGAAATGAGCGATTTGATCTGTCAACCTGAAAAGCGATCATTCGGTTATTGCCCGAGTTCCATCGGCTCCGGATGAGGAGGACATTGTGGAGTACTGGCCGGACGGTCGATGGTATCCGGCGTGTGCCGAATCGCGCTTAGATCTGATGATGCGCGACGACGACTACGCCGAGAAGCTGGCGCGGGGAGAGTACGGGAACCATATCGACAAAGCCACCGAAAAGGTTGATCCAGTTATTAAGGAAAACTTAACAGCTGACCGGGAGTACTTGAGGCGTGAGCTATCCGAAAAGATTATGGTGGCAATGATTAGAGAAATGGTGGGGAAATCTCCGCGTAGCACCAACAATAACATTACAGTATACGAAGCTATGGCAGCCGATGCCGTATCATACGCCGATGCCCTCATTGAGGAGCTGGATAAGAAAAAAAATAGAACGGATCGGGCTTGTGTGACAAAATAATTTACTATATTTGATGCATGGAGATTATTTTATCGAAAATAGGAATGCTGCTTGAGCGCCACTTTGGCGTATCGCTGGAGGGGATACGGACACCCTGTCGGCGCCAAAGGGTCACGGACGCCCGGACGGTATTCATCCATATCATGTACTCCCACAAGCTCATGAACGGGGTGAAGCTGTCGAACTACCTGAACTGCACGAGCCGGAATTCATACTACCATATCCGCAAGTTTGAGGATATGAAGGAGATAAAGGCGTACAGCAAAATAATATCGAATTTTGAACACGAGGCGAAATTGGAGATTGAATCATGGCGGGAATCTTATATGCCGAAATAGACCTGAAAAAGATACCTGTTGACGTGATAGAAGAGTTTGTCCGCAATAACGGAGAGTTGGGAGCCAAGGTTAAACTTTGCATCGCGCCGCTCAAAAAAATAGACAAATTCGGACACACGCATACCGTATATCTTTACCAGCCCAAACCGGAAGTAGGGGAGCGGGGCAAACCTACCTTTATAGGAAATGGGAAAATGCTACGACCGTCGTATAGATGGCAGGATGATGCCGGGCAAAACCCCAAACCCGATAATGAACCATAAATCCATGAAACACTTGGTATATCTACGTTCCGGCAAAGTGGCCGAGGTCGACGCCCTCCGTTTCCAGTGTGTTGACCATAAGAACCAAATATACAAATTTTACGACAAGGTGGACGAGCATGCGCTAAACGAACAGGTCGTTTTCATCGCAAACAATCCGGACGCCATAAAACCCATAATACACAAACAGGATGAAAAATCAGATTTCTATTCTGAATGAGCTGTTAGCCACCCTCGAAGTGGCCCACTCGAACGCCAAAGGGCGTCATTGGATAGTGTACGGCACGCCCTTTCGATCCCTGCACCTGCTGTTGGATGATACTGCGGCCACGCTCCGTAAAGGCGCCGACAAGATGGCCGAGACCATCCGCGTGCTGGGTAGCATTCCGCTTCATACGATGACGCAGTTCGTGAATTCGTCTCAGATCGAGGAGGCGCTTGCGATCCCCGATGCTCTGACCACCGCGCACGAGATGCGGGACGACCTAAACGAAATCGTCGCAATGGTGCATGGATGGGTTGATGTAAAAGTGTTCGACCCTACCACCGAAAACGACGTGCTGAATATCACGAGCGAGATTCGACACTGGATTCTGTTTTTCGACGGCATCATATCCAACTGGACGCCCGCCATACCGAGAATACCTGAAATTTAACTTTATATAAAATGGACAACAAACTGAAAATCGGATTGATAGCTGCTGCGGTAGCCGTGGTAGCCATCATTGTGTTCAACTTCCTACCAGGGAGCATAAGAAGTGCCGGGACTATCGGACTGCTCGCAGGAGTAGTGGGTGGATGGTTTCTGCACAGGTGGTACAGCACCATTGCCGACAAAGAGATCGACGCATAGGAGATGAACAGGCTAACATCGGCCATAATCGGGGCAATCATAGCCATGATCGCACTTTATAGCCTGCGGTCATGGCTTTGCTTCACCCCATCGAAACCGGAGATCGAATTCCGCATCGACACGGTGGTCGTAAGGGAATACATAAGAGACACCGTATTTCAAACGGAAGTACACCAAATTTCGAAGATCGACACTGTATTAGTACATCTGCCCGGCGACACGGTTAAAGTGGCTGTAACGCTTCCTTTCGAGCTAAAGACATTCCAGACCGAAAATTATCGGGCCACGGTGTCCGGGTACAAACCTATGCTCGAAAGTATAGACTTGTTCGTGCCAACCAAGATCATAACGCAGACCCATCACACCACGACGATCATACCGCCTACATGGGAAGGGGGGATAGTAGTGGCCGCGCAGGTTGCCCCCGGATGGAACAATCAGTTTATGGGTGCGCGCGTGCGATACAACAAGGGGCGGTTCAGCATCGAGGGAACCGTCGGGTACAACCCCTTCGATGACGTCCCGTACGGAGAGGTGCGCGGAGGGTTTAATATTTGGAGGAAATGAAGCTGAGGACGCCGAAAAAGCCAGCAAAACCGAATATCGAAGGATTCGAAAATCGGCCGAAGGTAACATGCAAGTCCTGCAAACACCTGTCAGCCGAGGATAATATGCACCATATCTGCCCCAAGACGGGCATGGTGACGCATATAAACACCGAAAAGATTTGCATATACCATGAACAGCAAAGTGTCAATACAGGTCAAGCCGCTGACGGTAAATAGGGCATACAAAGGGCGCCGATTCAAAACCAGCGAGCACGATGCTTTCCGCGCAGAATGCCTCTTAAAGCTCCCGGACATAGAATTGCCGTCTCCTCCGTTCGAGGTATGGTATGAGTTCGGATTCTCCAACACTCAGTGCGACTACGACAATGCGGTAAAACCGTTCCAGGATGCGCTGCAAGAAAGGTATCAATTCAACGACAAATTAATCTTTAAAGCGCATATCCGCAAGTACATAGTACCCAAGGGGTGCGAATTTATATCATTCAATATCAAATCATTAGCAGACACAGAATGGAAACAACAAAACGAGTAGTATTCTCCTCGTCGCTCTTGAAAGAGTGCAAGGACATGGTAGCTTCATCGGTCGTCGACCTGCTCGAATCCATAGCCGAGAAGAGCGACAACCCGAAGGTGACCATCACCTCCACGTGGCGCAACCCTTATCGGCAGGCGATGGCCATGTACAACAATCTGGTCGCCGGAAAGCGCATTCGCTACCGGGAACCCGGCAGGAAGGTGACCGCACTGTTCGACGACTGCCAGGATCGCGGCATGGATAAAGAGGATACCATCGACGAGATGTCCGAACTTATCAGCCAGCTCAGCGAAAAGGGCGAACGGGTGTCCAAGCACTGTGTGAGCGCTGAGGAGTATCGCAAGGTGAATGTGCTGGATGTGAGTATGACGATGGAGAAGCCCGCGGAGTTCTTGGTCGCAGCACTCGACGAGCCGCGCGTCGTCAAAGTGATTTCGCCCATATCTATTCCCGGCAAAAACCCCAAGTTTTCGTATGACCTGAGCGAGCCTGCGTTCCACCTCGAAATAAAAGCATAGTCATGAGCAGTGCGTGCGTACTATTCTTTGTGGCCGGGATCATTATGCTGGTGTTCGGGATCGCTGGGCGAGGGATAGACCCACCAAACAAGAACAGGCGCCGATAAAGCGCCTGTTTTCTTGTCCGCACCTACATCACTCTACACTCCCCCCCGGGCTGCCTCCGGTATTCAGCTTGGTAGTGTCGACAGCCTGATCCGCGATTTTGGGCGTCGTGACACACAGGTCTTGTAACTTTTCGGTGGCGACGGAAGATGTTGCGAGTTTATCCGTCGTCACTGCGCCGTCGGCAATTTTATCCGTGGTTACTGCAAGGGGGGCCAGCGCAGCCGTGCCGACTTCCGCTGTTCCGATCTTCGACGCCGTAATGGCACCATCCAATATCTGTCCGTTGCCAACGCTATTGGCGGCTATCTTATTGACATTGATAGCTCCGTCGACGATTTTATCCGAATTTACGCTATCGTCGGCGATCTTGTCGACCGTAACGGCCGCATTGGCGATTTTATCACCGGTGACAGCCCCGTCAGCGATGGCTGCGGCGCCTACGCATCCATCCGCAAGCTTCGACGCCACGATTGTATTTTTTTGAATGATGTCGCCGGATACAGCGCCCACGGCCAGTTGCGATGTGCCTACAGCATAGGGTTTGATCTTAGCCGAAGTCACGGCATTGTCGGCCAGCTTGGCTGTGGTGATCGACCCGTCGGGAATTTCAGGAGACCCCCCCCCCGCCGGAATAGAGACCCGATCCGATGCCCGGGAAATCATCGTCAGTAGGGGATTCATGCCCTTCGTTGAGGAATCGCAAAACGTCGGCGGGAGTGTAGGCCGACGGGTTATCGGAGATGACAACCTCGTTGATTTCGAAGTCGAGGTAGTCCGCAGTAAGCAGGGTGTTGCCACCTTCCGGAAGCGCTGGCTCGATGATGATTCGGCGCCCCATGTCTACCCGCGGGTTGGCCGGGCGAGCAATAAAGGTCGCGGGCATTTTTACTCCGTTCACAAAAATGTAGGGATAATCGGCTTCGGAGCCATTGATAACTACTTTCATATCACATTTTTTTTATGTTTGACGTTATTACCCCCGTCGGCCGGAGCCTGCGGGGCGTTTTCAATATCAATACCTACTTCATCCTTCATCTTCTTTCCCACGTATTTTTGAAGGGATCGGAATACCGGAGCGTCGGATATTTCCATGGCATTCTCCAGATACGACCACATTTCGATGCCGCACACCATGCCCGTGAAGAGCTTGGCCAGGTGCAAGTTCATGAAGTCGAGGATTTGAGTGTCTATAAGGTGGCACATGCCGATCCCAACGACAATGCACGTAAGTTTGATGACCGTTTTCCACGCCTTGTCGCTGGAGAAATACCAGTCCTTATGCTGCCGAGCCGCCCTCTTGCGCCCGGCCAGTATACCCATCACGAAGTCTATCATGACGAATGTCAAGGCGCAGAGCACAAGCGGCGTCACGGGAGCGAACAACGACAGCAAGCCCCCCACCACAGCCATGATCCATTTCAATAAGGTGTCCATTATCCTATCCCCTTTGATAATTAGCGTCGCCCGAAGTCCAGTAAAATACGCGGCCGTCGTGAACAAATATTTCGGCATACATACCCCTAACGGTGCTGGAAATGTTGATAGTACCTACCACTACCCCGACGTTTGACAGTCTTATATCCACGACAGCGCTTTCTGAAAAGGAGTGTTCTATGAATATTCGAACTGGCGTGCCGGGCAATTGTTGCGCAGGCGTGATGGCATTTACGCGTGTGTTGCCAATGTTGCCGATTTTGATGATATTTAATTCGTAATTAGATAGCATCGCATTGGGAACCACGGTAGTTGGTTCCAAGTAATTTACTCCCGGAGCGGAAATTTTACTCTCCGGAATAGTGCCTTCTTCTATTTTTTCCCCGGATATGGCGTCATCTGCGATCTTGGAGCCCGTAACTGCTCCGTCCTTGATGATGGAAGTATTAACCGAGTTTACTTGCAATGCTCGTGTCGATACCGACGCAGTGCCATATTGCGCTTCTTCGATAGATCTATCCTCCAGCTTTTGATTTGCGATGATGGTTTTGTTGGCGATCTCCTCGTTGGTGATGGTCTCTGCCGCTATTTGACCCGCAGTGATAGTAGCATCGGCGATCTTCCCCGCAGTGATGGTTTTGTTAACGAGCTTTGAACCGGGAATGGACTGGTCGGCCATTTTACTCCCGGTGATCTGTCCATCCTGGATGTTGCCGTTCTTTATAGCCTCAGTTCCGATCTGCGCATACCCCACTGCGCCGTCAGCTATTTTGGCTGAAGTTACGGCCTGAGCGGCAAGTTTGGGTGCCGTCACTGCGCCATCGGCCAGCATAGCCGTTGTTACGGAACCGTCGGCTATCACGCCCACCTTCCATGCTGTGAGGTTGGCCGCCGTGGCCTGCCCTATGAGGGTGCCAATGCCCGATGCCGACGCATTGTCCGCAGCATTCACGACATAATCCTGATATGTGTATCGCGTCGCGCCATCTTCATACACGCGCTGTTCGTCCTGTATGGTGTTGGCATAAAGATACTGGCCTATTTTAGCGACATCGGCGGCCAGGTAGTAAGCCTGCCCTTGGTAGCAGATGATACCTTCGCCGATGTTCGTCCCGGTGTCGTTGTTCGCCGTGGCGAATCCTGCAACGATGGAGATGGGCGTTTTGGTGGATCGGAGGAGCGAATTAATGGCGCTCCAGAGGTTCTGCAAATCCTGCATCTGCACGGGGTTTCCCGTGCCGGATACAACGTTGATATTTTTTATTCCTGACATGTTATTGTGCTTTTATAGTGTACTTCACATAAAATGGGAACAGTGTGTTTACGTCCGCCACGAATTGGCCGTATGCCTCCTGGTCGTTGTACAGTGCCGAGGGAATGGATATGATGGGCTGCTCCGTTACGGTGCCGCCGCGGCCTAACCACACCTTCGGCGTATCTGTGTCGTACAGGTATATGGGCGGCGTAGGCGAATCGTACCACATAGATTGCCATATGCTCGCGCCGCTCGGGGTGATGGATATTTGGCCCCACTCGCCGTACCAGTACCGGAGTACACCTTCGATCTGCCCGTATGTAGGTGTGCACGCCGCCATCATGTACCACTTGGATCGAACCATGTAGTAGTTGTACAGATAGTCATGCAGCACCATGAGCATCGCCAGGCAGTATCGGTACAGTATCGTCGTCCAGAACGGCTGCTCCGTGTAGCTATGGTCGCGCCGCACCGAGTAGTTAGGACGGAGCAGCTGCAACACCAGCTTCGGGATGTCGATATATCGGAAGCGCATCATATGGCCTCGAAGATTGTGATGTTCTTGGTAAAATCGTACAGTTTGGGATCGAAGTTGAAGTAGCCGGGGTTAAGCGCTATTTTGCCGTCCGTAGGCGTCGTTACACCCTCGTTCTGGGATACCGTGACCTCGGAGAAGTATGCGTCCTTGACGCCCGTAAGCCCCGAGAGGTATCTTTCTATATCGTTGATATACAGGATATTTGTCGTGCGTCGTTGCATCTGCAAGTCATGCAGGCCCGTGTTGATACTGGACTTGATGGTGTCGAGGTTGTACGACTTGTCGAAGCGGACGTACAGCTTGTCGGCCGACAGCACGGCCGGGGGGTTGGACGCGGCCTGGATTTGCGCGCCTATGCCCCAGAAGTTGCGGTAGTAGGCGCCGAAGGCGTTAAGCTGGTCTTGCGTCAGGGATACGACGTTGTTGTTGGCGTCGGATGTCGCGACGTTGATGTAGTACAGCCCTCCATCGGTAACACCTATCGAAGCCTGCTTTATAATCTGCTTCGTGGCATCTATGGTCGCATAGCCCAGCTCTTGCGTCGCTTCGTTCACCACGACTACCTGATCGCCCTGCTGATAGGCGTATGCCTTCTCGACATACCATGCCTCACTCGTCACGCGCGCGATCTTCGCGGCCGCCGATATCGTCTCCTCGCTGCGCAGGATTTCGAGCCGCACAATGTCAAGCACGGTGCCTACCACCTCCGCGATCTTGCGCAGGATGCCCGCATTGCTGGTGTTAATGGACGGGATCAGCCGTTGTACGTTTTCCCATATCGTGTCTATCAGTGACATATCGGTTATCGTTTAATTATTGAGGGATAGTTGTAATAGTCGAGGTTCGTATTCGGCCACTCCGCGGGGGGATCCGACAGGGGCTCCAACACTCCGTTGACGGGCATCTGTTTGTGCGACGACCACCAATAGCCCGCCTTGGTGGGGTCGTCGCTCCGAGGCTGGATGTTCTGCGGCAGATACTCCCGCGTGCAGGATGCCTTCATGGCTGCATCTACCACGAACGACGCGGGATCGCCTTCGTTCCACAGCATCAACGCCTGCGCTTCTGACAGGTATGTATTGAAGTTGCGGAAGTGGTATATTTCGCCCTTCAACAAGATCGGAATATTTTCGGTGTATATGCCGAGGTTGAAGTACCTTTGGAATATTTTACGCCCAAGTTTGAATGTATCTGAAATCTTGACCCCGTTTAAATAGATGTAGCTGCCATCTCCCCCGGGAGCATAGCAGAGCACCACATGATAAGTCGTGTTTGGCTTGCAGGGGTAGTCAACATCGAACTCACTGGAGCGAAAACGGAGCTGGTTTTTATAAAACGTAAGCCTCGGAAGCGCAAGATTATCCGACAAATTGAATACACACTGCTCACTTGTGATGTCGTCTCCGGTTTTGAAGTAGCACTCCAACGTCCCGTAGATGAGCTGCGATGTGGCTATGTGTTGTCCCAAGAAGCCGCCGTTGGCGGTATAGGCGCCCTTGAAGTCGTAAGTGGGTTTGTAGATCGGCTCGCGGCTTATCCTTGGATTATCATTGGGCGTCAAGTCATAACCCCCGATAGACTTGCGAAGGATCGGCGGAGTAGAGATGTCGGGTGGCATCTGCTTGGCGCTGTCGAGCCACATGACGGGCTTCGAGCTGTCCTCCTCGGAGGGTATGAGGTTCTGAGGGATATATTCTGCCACGCAGTTGACCTTCAAAGCCGGGGGCACGATATAGTCCTGGGGCCGCACTCCGTTTTGGAGCGCCGCCAGCTCCTCCTCTGTGAATGCGCGGTCGAACCAGCGGGCGCATATCACGTCTCCCATAAAATCAACCGCTGGCCTATTATTACCGCCAAATCCACCAAGATATAGATATGAAGCATGATTAACCCAATCTACATCCATGGATTTTAACAGTACGTTGTTGATGTATAGATAGCTCTTGGCTCCGTCGCTCATGAATACGGCGTTGTATAAATAGTCCCAAAAAACAGGATATGAAAATACGCCCGTCCTATTGTTATATGCCATAAGATTGGTAGTGCCGGCTGAGTTGGTGTTAGCGATGTCTAATCGAGGGAAGTTCATATTACTGGACGTGTCGAGTATAACCCGACTAGCTGATTCCGGATTGGGGGTGTATTCGTACTTGGCACACGTGCGGAATAAACACTGCACGGTGTAGGGGCTGTTGTAGAACGTGTCGCGCAAAAAGCTGCCGATCGTAGCCTTCATCGCCCCCATAGCCTCGGGTGCAAGCGCCGATATGAGGGCACGTCCTCCTTCGGCCGTAGCTTTGAGGAGACGCGAGATTTCCGCATCCACCTCTTCCTTCACGTCCATGGAGGAGTTGAAGGGAGGCCTCTGCAAGGTTTGGAGGTTGTATGTGTCGATCCCCTCGACGTCGAGAATCTGGTTCGTCCTCAGCGCCGGAGTGTAGGATTCCATGAAGTTCTTGGCGGGAGGCTCCTGGCGGTACTGCATGGCCTTCCAGTCCGCGGGCGGGATGTTCGTGGGCGTGTTTTTCTCCAATATCGGGTCTATGCCCGCAAGAGAGCCGGACACGTTGAATGCCGCGTCCTGGATGGTGTCTCCCTGTTTTACTGTGTACGTCTTTGCCATGTCTACTCCTTGTATCGTGCACGTATGTCTGCGGTCACAACTCCCGATGCTGTCTCCTCAAAGATATTCACGCGGGCAATGAGGGCTCCGTCGTCGTATATTTGCTTTTCAGCCGTAGCTTCGACCTTGCCCCACGCCCATTTGGGCAGCAGGGGATAGAAGTCCTCGAATCCGACCCCGAACTGGGGCTTCGTAAGACTTGCCGCCGACTTAGAAAATATCAGCGTGGCGTTCTGCTGGCTGCACAAAGACACCAACTCGACGTCCCCGTTGGATATAACTATGTCGTTGACCTGAAAGTCGAATTTTGCGTCTGTCATTGCGTTATCTTGGTATTTTCGTAGTCTCCTTTATTGAACTGGGAGGGGGCGGTCATAGGGGTAGCCGGAGGCGACGCACCTTGGGCGCCGTGGGTATGCGCATTGAATACCGTGCACATATTCCCTACCTGCGTCACTAAGTTGTTGAGCGCCGTGGTGACGCCATCCACCAGCACAAGCCCCCCGTTCTCCCCGCCATCCATTTCAATTTTATCGGCAGTGAAAGATATTTTGTTTTTTTCAATCCGCCAAGAAGAGGTGCCGCGGATTATTTCCACGGCGTCCTTATCAAAAGAAATAGTGCTTTCGCCCTCTTCTTCGGTGCCTGCGACGTTCGATACGATCATCTTGTCGATCTTCGTGGCTTTTATGAGCACCGGAACCTCGGAGTAACCCTCTATAAACCCCAGTACCACGAGGGAATCCACGGAGGGTATAATATAGAGGCTGTTGCCCCCGTTTGGAAAAACGTTCAGGTTTATGTCGCTGAACACCCTGTCGTTATCCACAACAGCCTCTAAGGTTTTGGCCTCCTCGTCTACGGCCGATACGGTGGCTATGACGAGCGACACGCGCCTCTCGTCGCCCATCTTAGCCCCGAATTCCGCGCCTAAACGGGCGCATTCCTCGTCGAAAGTGCCTGATGTTTTCATAGTATGAACATTTCGTCGGTTACAGTCAGGGTCTGTATAAACCCGTCGGAAGTGTCGCAGCTGAGATTCTTGCCGATCACGTAGTAGTGTCCCGTAAGCTCCGGGAGCATAGTGTCCGTATACTCCACGAAGTCAAACATATTAACCTGTGGATAGAGCACGGTTTTTATGGTTCCCTTGTTGCGCGTCCCCTTCAGCCGAGCCATTATGTTCTTGGCCGTCTGTTCGGTCAGCGATGCTGTATTGGCCGGAACAAAATATCGGTGCGCCTCGCCTTGGGAATCGCCGTATTCGTAGGTGTACTTTGTGCCGTCGGCCATGAGGGCATTTACCACTACTTTGTAGTTCTCGAACAGCCCGTCGGTAGGCACTATGTCGCGGCCGATGACATTGGTGTTCGTGGCCAATGCCACCGTGCGCTTGAATTTGTCCCTCACGCCAATGCCGAAATACACCTTCCCCTGGGCGTTCACGGTGCCGTACAGCGTAAACATATTCATGAGCTTCGACAGGGCCTCGAACGGCGATATGAGCTTGAAGGTCTGCAACGCGAACTCCACGTCCGCACTATCCGATGAATCGAACGACAGAGTTGGGAAGTCCGCCGGATTGTCGAACCCCTGCGTCTTGCGGTAGTCCTCGAATGCCTTGTTCGAGATGGGGCATAGATAGTCCACCATGTCCTTTAGCTTCGTGCGCGACACCCAGTCCCGGTTTATAGTGCCGAACCGCAGGATGAAAGAGTAGTCCTCGCATACGATCTTCGACGGGAATCCCCCGATGACCTGCCGGATGAAGCCGCTGAAAATGCGCAGCCTCTCGAACTGCTGCCCCAACTGAGCATTGTTGTAGAACCAGCCGTCGATGTCTATGCGGGCGCCGGGCTTGATGTTTATGCCCTCCAAGGCTGCCCTTATGCGCTGTGCCGGAGGCAACCCCTGCCGGAACCCGATGGCATACACCGGAATGGTCATGGTGCAGCTTCCCGCGAGGGAATCACGCTCCTCGGTAATGTCTACCGAGGCGAATCGGCCGATGCTCTTCCCCTCGATAAACACCTCGTTCCCTACCCTGAACAAATTACCCTTCATCACCTACTGCCCCCCCTGCGGCGCTGGTCGAATTTACCGTCTCCTGCGTAAATACGATGGCGTTTTCGTCCATGTTGATCTGATGGAGCGTCATGCTGACGTCCACGATGGTAGACCCCGGATTGGGGGTGTATTTGAACCGCTTCATGTACACCCACTCCAGGCCGAGGTCGTTGTTGAGGACTTTGTTCTCGATCTTGAAAACATCCTGTCCCTGCCACAAACTCCGAAGAGCCACGCCGAGGTCGGCGATAGCCATGGCCGCGGGATCGGTGTTGTCGAGCCCTTGGTCGGCGTATGCCTCATAGGACAAGGCGTCGAGCATGGAAAGGTTCGAGGCCGAGGCGTCCGTGTCGACGCGCGCCAAGTTGCGTTCAATACGCAGGCGCACGGTTACGACCATCGGTTTATAGTTGAGAACCTGGAGGATTTCTGCCCCGTCGACGAGCTGGGAGGTAGAATCGTTCTTCTCCCCTTCCACTTCGTAGGTGAGGTTGATAGGGAGGAAATAATCCCCGCAGCGGAATACGTATTCTCGCTGTACATCCTGGCGATCTACCGATTGTATGGCCGTTTTGTAGTCGCTGGACTGCTTCAAGGTGTCCGCCATCCCGGTATACTGAGGATCGGAGGTCTTGGCCTTGCCGCGGAACTGAACGACCTGACGCCAGAATCCCACCTCCGCCAGGGTTATTTTCAACCCCGCCTGGTATGCTTTTTCTATGGCGCTTATGCCCTCCGTCACGGCCTTGTACGCCGGGACTTGCCCCAAGGACGGGAGGTCGCTCGGAGTGTCGTTGGGGGTTGTGTTTGCGGTATATTGATCTTTAGCCATTGAGCATGCGTGTTGAGTTGTTGAAGGCTATTTGCAGTCCTCGAATCGTCACCTCCTCGATCTGCCTGGATATGGTCTGCATGACGCCCTCGGGCGTGGCACTGGTGTTTATCTGCGTAGGCATCTGCACGATAGGAGCGTTGAAGTTGATGATAAGGGACTTGGATCCCTTGGTCAGATCTTCGATCTTCTTGGTGTCTTTCCCGCTGGCGCCGCCGTAAATCTTCGTCACGCGGTTGAAATTCTCGGCGACTTCCCGGTCGTTGAGCGCGGGATTGGAGCGGAAGGTCACGGGAGCTATGGACGCCTCGCCCTTGGTTACGGTAGTGACGTTCTTCGTGTTCCCGGTCTTTAGGAAGTCGAACAGGCTGAACCCGGTATTCGTCTCGTATGGTGTGTACTGGTACCTAAGGAGCCCCGTCGGGTACTGCGGAACCCCCTCCTCGGGCGTCAGGTGTCCGGGCAGCTCCTGCAACCCCTCCCGAACCTTGGGTGTAAAGGTGGTGACGAAGTTTTTTAGCAGGATGTCGCGCGCATCTTTGAGGTTCGCCGCCTGGTTCTCCTTCGTCCCTTCGTCCAGGCCCCACGCCTTGCGGGCAGCCGGAGTAGAAAGGTATTCCTCGACATACCTCTTTCCCAGCTCCTCGGACAGATATGTCGCGGCTTTGCGTCTCTCCGTGTATTCCGACTGCTTGGCCGATTTCTCGTACCGCAAGTCCCAGCGGCTCTTGTCGCCCCAGCTCCACGGATTCAGGAGCCCGAAGAAGTTGGAGAGGTTGAGTATCCAGTCCGAAAGGGCCGTCAGTGCGCCTATGGCATCCTCCACGCCATCCACGAAGTCGTCGAAGATGTTGTCCAGCCTGTTGGGGTCGAACGAGTTGTACCACATATCCAAACGTGCGGATATGCGGTCGAACATATTCTCTCCGGCCCGGCCGACGCTTTCCCACAGTTTGTCCATGCCCGCGAGGTTGATCCAGAAATTCTCCTTCGCCAGGGCTATCTGCCCGCGCGCCGCCGCGGCCGACGGGGGTTGCAGCTCCGTGTCGAGCTGATGCAGGGCCTGGAGCATGTTGGCGCGATCCTGGAGGTAATTGTAGGGGCTCTCCCCCGCGATACCCCTCCTTTTCATGGCCTCGTTGGCGTACTTGGTGAGAATCGGGGCAGCATGTATCAACTCGCGCACGTCGCGAAGGTTGGGCTTTTCGGCAGCCAGCAGCTGCTGCATGTTCAGGCCCACGATGTCGTAGGGGCGACCTCCGATCTGGGCGACTTTACCCACCTGCCGCGCGATCTGCGTGGCTATGGCCGTGCCGATCTGCGTGCCTCCGATTTCGAAGCCCGACACGGTATTTATCATGGAGAGCATGCCTGCGCGAGAATAGCCGTATTCGGCCGCCATGCGCGTGGCGTCGGACAGCGCCGAGGTGTAGCCCGATCCCAACCCTCTGCGTGCCATATCCATCTGCATGCGATTGGATATGGCGTCCGTCATGGACGAGCTGTTCAAGGTTTTGGACAGCACGGCGTATAGCCCTCCGCCAATGAGCTTAGGAAGAGCGTACGCCGCGGCGCCAGTACCGAGAATACCCGCACCCATCAGGAGCGCGGGATTGCTCTTTATCACTGCGGCGGCGGAATCGAACACCGCCCCGACCAAGTTCCCGGCGTTTCGCATCCACCCGCTCGGGGTTAAGGAATTGCGCACGAACTGTTCGCGGAGGCGTCGGATGGAACCGAAAGCCCGGTTGGCATCGGACATGAAATCCTCGCGCGTATGTCGGTTGCCGAATCGGCGCGACACGTCATACATGGAGGACATGCGCTCGTGCCATCCGTGCCGCAGGTTCGGATAGTTGGCCACACCACCTCCGCCACCGCCTCCGCCTCGGCCATTCCGGGACATGCGGTTGGTCTTGCGCTCCAGTTGGTCACTCAGTGCGTTGGCACGAGTAAGACGTTCGATGACGTCTCCCCCAAGGTTGAGGCGTATGGTGTATGTTGCCATTATTTTTTAGATTTAAAGGGCGCCATGTCTATGATGTCGACAAGGTGAAGCGCAAGTGTATATAACTTGTCTATATCATTGATGCTTAGCCTTTTATCCATGTCAGAGTAAGGCTCATGGAAGTATCTGGAGACGACGGCCTTCTTGATAAGCAGGGGGTCGTCCTTCGCGTACTCCTCTATTTTTTGCCGGACGGATGCTTCGGGAGTGCCTTCAAGAACTCCCAAGTCCCGAAAAAACGGCGGAAATCTTCGCTGACAGGTTCCGACTGGAAGATTTCCACGCAGGCGAGGGCATCGCCGAGCAAATCTTCGCGCACCTTGTCGTCGACGCAGCAGGCTTTGATGAAGTCCATGGCTAGGCCGATCACTCCCTTCTGCTCCGATTCCTCGCGAGACAGGATCGACATGGACAGCTTCGAGTGCTCGATGTTGCGGCGCTGCAAACGCCAGAAGGCGATATTTTGGTTCTTCTTCTCCTCCTCGATCATGTGACCGTCTTTGTTGAAGGAGGGGACGAAATACGAGGCCGTGACGGTGTATTGGAGGTCAAGGCGCTCCGTTTCTTGTATTTGCGACATAATTTTTGGTTTTTAAAGACGGGCGGGTCTTGGGGTGCCCGCCCGTCCTAGTTTATACAATAGTTTGGATGGGTGCGACCGAGCGCTGTACGGCACGGGCACGGATGTTGATGGACGAAAGCGTCTCCGCGTCGTTTCGGTTGGTGTCCGAGCTCGACTGCTCGCACTTGCACCCTAGAAGGGATTCCGAAACGGTCTTTGGCGTCGCGCTGTTGCGTAGCGACATGGTTTTCGTCAGTGTGAAGGGCGGCAGTTGGAGCATGGATGCATAGGGCGTCTGTCCGGCCGGAAGAGCGCCGTTGATCGCATCGAGGATGGTGTGCTGCTCCCCGGTCTGGTGCGACAGCGTGGCCGCATACTGAGCGTTGAGCTGTACCAGGTCGATAGGGTCGGTTTCCCCGATAGCGAATATGTCCTGCACCGTCTGCGAGTACTGCAAGTTGAGTGAGGTACCCGTGCCGATCTTGATTGCTGGAAGCCCCTCGAAAGTAAGGTATATTTGGACGTCCTTCGAGGGCACTACATAAGGATTAGGCATGGCGTTTAGTTTAACGTAGTTACAAAGAAAGTTTCGATATATGCCTCGCGGAGCGGGCTAAGGGGAAGTACTTCCACGGTCACCTGGATAGCCTTGGACATATTGTAGTTGCCGTCTTTGGCGGCGAAATCTACATTGATGGCCTGTGCTTCTCCGCGGTTGATACGGGGCGTAAGTTCTGTTTCGTCGAGCTGAGCCAGCGTTCCGGACTTGAATCCCGCGTCGATCGCTCCGGTGGAGGCATCCGTCGGGATGTTCTCCTGGAGCAACTTGACAAAGAATCTCTCCACGCTGTCACACACGGCATTGCCCACGCGGACAAACGAAATTTCCGAAAGAGCCGTCTCCGGATCGTTGCATGTGGCGCCGTCGTTGTAGTATACGCCTGCCAGTTGCGGACGCACGCGGGTGAAGAGGTATTGGTTCTTACCCAGGAGGTTGCACTTCGCAGGCACAAGCTTCGATACCGGAGTGTTGATATCTTGCGGGTCGGCGCTGGCCGTGACATCCACAAAATAGTCGATGTCGCCTGCTGCCCCGGCAGTGGTCACGGCACCGGGAGACGTCGCCAGCGACAGGCTCGACAGCATTCCGAGAGTTCGGCCTACGGATGCCGACATGCCGGGCGTCGAAGTTGTAACCTGATAGGCCACGCGGGGTGCCTTGAGCGCTGCGAGATTCTCCAGCTTACTCAGGTCGGTGGTGAGGATGGTCTTGCCTGCCGGAACGCAAACAACGCCGTCGAAGATGCCGACCATGCGGATCGACTGCTGGAACAGGTTGTTGAGTACGGTTTGCAGGTTGCCAATGAGGGTCTTGTGGGTAGCCGGGAGTTTCCCCTCGGTCATCCCTGAGAAATCCTGGAACGTGGGAAGCGGCGATGCGAAGGATATCATGCGCGGACGCAGGTCGAAGTTCGACGCCGTGGTACCGCTGATGATGGATTCCAGCTTGGCCGAAATAAATGTCTTGTATTCGGCCTGAGCATACCCCACGACCCACACGCGAGAGCCGCTACCTGCCTTGGCGTAATACTCCTCCACCTGGAACAGGAGTATGGATCCGGTTCCCGAGGTCACACCCATCGCCGTAAGGTCGGCAACGGAGGTAATGAGGTAGGCGGTATCGAGCGCGAAGTTCGCATCGGTTCCCGAGGAGGCCATTGCCGGGGCGACGATCATGCCAATACCATCGCTGGGCGTGGTGTTGCCCAGCCTGGTGTCGCCTAAAGTTGTATAAATATCTACTACTGCCATATTTGCGTAGGTTTTGTTATTTTGCGAGTTCTGCACCGACTGCGGCCTTCTGCTCGTCGGAAAGGGCGTTGTACGCCTCCAGGGTCTTGTAGTACCCGGCGCTGTGGTGCAGCTTCGGGTTCACGGTTGCCCGGATGGCATCCCGAACCTTGGCATACTCCACGCCTTCGATCAGCGCCTCTGTTGCGGCTTCCTCCTCCTGTTTCTCAGGAGCGGGGGTCTTGCCTTCGAGCAGGGCTTCTGCCTCGGCATCGGACATGACGGGCCTGTTGCGTTCCTTCTCGGCCTCTGCCAGGGAGTTCTTGGCCGCCTGACGGCGTGCCCGGAACTGGGTTTCGAGCATCTCCTCGAACTCCGCGGTGTCTCTGGGCGGGTTAACCTTGTCGACGCGGGCATAGCGGAGCTCCTGGACGAGTTCCCCGTTCAGGTGCGCCAGCTTCTCGCGGGACTGGCAGCGCGTCTGCGCCTGCGATTCGTTGACGTAGATGTTGCCGTCCTCAGTGACGTACAGGGTACCGTAAATCTGGAGCTGCTTTACGAGCTCGATGAAAAACTTGCGGGTGAATGTTGCGATCTGGATCATAATTTAAAGGGGGGGATTAAATTGTTGATATTGAGTTTTTTTTTGGAATACCAGCCCGACAACATGCCGGACTGGTTTTCCCTGTGTGTTGCGTTACGCTCCGGCGGATACCGTCGGGCGATACAGAACGATGCCTGCTGCGCTGCTTCGGAGAGTTCCGGCACCCGTCGAAATATCCATCGACACTTTCCAACCGTAGTTGTTCGGGTCGGATACCATATGGATGTTCGTGTTGCCGATTGCCACAACGACCTCCTCGGGGATAAAGCCGAGGCCGATGTCGTAAACCGTCGCGGCCAGCACGGGCTTCACATGAGCGGTGTCGATAGCTCCGGTTGCGAAGGTGACGGGCTTGTCGAAATAAGTCTCCGCATCCACGACCGTAGACGTTGCAGTGTTGTAGGCAGCGATGACCGAGCGAGCCATGACGTCGAATCCCGAGTAAGTGAAGCCTTCGGGACGGGCGTTCGACAACTGCTGCGTCAGAATGCTCTGCACCTTGTCGGTCTGCACCAGCGACGTGTAGTAGGGCTCTGCGAACACAGCCACACCGTTCCCGCGGCGGAAGTTGAGGTTGCGGGCGATGAAGCGACCCTGTGCGGCGAGCAGATCGTTGAGGGTCATGCCGAGCAGCTTGCCAGAGGCGGCCGAGTTGATCGGGAAGCGATTTGCCGAATCGAACTCTTCGCCGGACATTGTAAGATGGTTAGCTGCGGGAACTGCCTCGGCGATGGTCTGGAGCCAGTAGTTGTGAATGCACATGGACATTTTGGCCATGGCATCCAGCTGACCCGTTGCGCGGTCGTTGTAGGCCAGGACGTCGGAGTTCGCGGGCTGCCATACAATAGGCTGCATGGAGAACACTTTGCGCTCCAGCCCTCGCGGCAGGTCGTCGTAGAGGTAGTTGGGCGCATTCAGCGGCGCGCGATCTCCGAAGTAGATATCCGGATTGACGGCGCTCTCCACCCAGATGATGCCTTCCTTGTCGCGCACCGACAGGCGGCGTACACGGTCAGCCCACGTGTTGGGCGGGAAGAGCTGGCGAACGAACAGCGAGAGCCACGAAATCTTCGCCAGGTCGGCATTCTGCACGAACTGACCCGACTTCTCGCCCGAGGCGAGACCCTGGATCGTGTCGACAACTTTCTCACGGCGTCCGTCGTTGACCTGGAAGGTCATGTTCTGCACGGTGGCCATGAAATAGGGGTCGCAGAGCATGGATGCGGACAACTCCTGGATTGATTCTCGAACGTCGGCGTCCTGTGCGGCCGACAAGCTCACCTCGGCAACGCCGTCGGCAGTACCAGAGGAGGCAGACAGACCCATGATTGCCTGAATCTTCGGCATATTTTCAGGGTCGTCGATGTACTTGAAAAAGGGTTTTACCATTGTCTTGGTTTTTGTGATTGTTTTGTCGTTGAATACTCGCGCATCCTCCGCAGCGGAGAGCGCCGTGGGTTTGGCTGCCTCGGCTTTGGTTTCCTTGGCGTCGTCTGTGGTCGCGTCTGTGGTCGCAGCAAGGGCTTCGGTAACGGCCTCTGCGGCCAGGGCGCTCGCCCTCTCTTCGCGGGCTTCGCGGCGGTCTTTGTCGGCCTTCTTCTCGTCCTTTTTGGCCATCTTGTCGTCGCGCTCGGCGTCCTTTTCGCGCCGTTTCGCTTCGGTGTCATCGCCCTTTTCGCGTTCATAGCGCGCAGCACGGCGATCCTCGCGGGCATCACGCTGATCCTGCCCGGCATACGCGTCGTCCTGGTTGGCGTCGCGGTCTATTTCATCCGCGCGGCGGAGCCTCTTTCGGGGTGCCAGTCCGATAAGTTCCAGGAATTTAGACATGGCGCTCAGCGACACGCGGTCGTCGAAAGCCTGCTCCGTCCCGGTTTCGGGGACTTTTTTCTCTTCCTCGTTTTTCATCTTGTTCTCAAATTGGTTTATGATGTCTGTTTGGTATGCCGACAGGCTCTCGATCTGTTCGATCTCTATGCTGTCCGGCACGAATGATACTGCCGACAACCCAACGTTATCCTCTCCCCGTATCGCCACTGCATCGGGATTGGACGGTATGTTGACAAGGGAAATCTCCCACACCTCGAAAAATGTAGTGTATTTCCTGCCATTGCGCTCGACGATCCGCGCCCTACCGAATATAGATACTCCGTTGAGTATTCCGGCTTCGTAATCTCCTTTTGCGGCCTGTGCGAGTTCGGAGGAGCCGAACACCAGCTTTCCGATCCACCTGCCGTTTTCCAAATGAATATCTTCGACGCGCCCGATGGGCTGGCCGAAATGTTCTCCCGTATCTTTGTTGCGCAGCAGGATCGGATTTTTGAGGTACCTGCTCCAGTCGATGCTGGAGTTGAGCACCACGAAACCCTTACTGTTGAGCGCCTCGTTCGAGAGTATTTGATATGTCGCTTTTGCCATGTCAGATTTATGAATTAGTGCTCCTTACTGTATCGCACAGACACTTCATCTCTATCGCATCACATAGGAACGAATCCTGTTCGTAGGTGCTGTTGTCGACGAAGTTAGCCATGTATATGAGCCGCGTGTTATGCACGGGGAGATTTGCCATATCGCGCTCCATAGCTATCGTTTGATAGGTCTCGGTTTCCTTGTAAAGGAGCGTAAAGCCGTATTTCTGCCTCAGCTCGGTAAAAAAGTCCAGCGGCACCCATTCGCCCTCCGAGTTCTTTATCACTCCCCGCGAACACGCGGCCATATAGAGCATGACCTTGTATGCAAGGTTCATCTGATCGTACTGGTGGTCATCGTCTGGCGACGCAGCCTGATTGTCGAACGGCGTTATCACCGACAACTGCACGATGTACTGGTTGTAGATCATTCCTCCGATGAACTCCCCGGTGTCACGCTCGGTTCCCTTCACGCTTACGGCTATGGCCGGGAGGTCGGTGTTCACCGTCCCCTCTCCGTTGTCATTTGCGAGGACTATACTGACATTATTTTCGTCCACGAGCTCCGAAGCCCGCAGTGCCGTAACTATTGTTTTGCAAATTTCACCGATCATAATTTCAGTATAGGACGTTACGAATGTAGTGCAAAGGAAAATATTTCGCAAATAAAATTTTTTCTACACCAGCTTTGCGATCTCTCGGGAGTATAGCCGAAGCGTGTTGAGCTCGGTTCTTTGACCAACGCCCATAAATGGTCGGGCGGCGGGATTGGTGCCTAGCCTCACGGGCGTCGAGGACGATGGTAGCGTGCGGAAAGGGTTGCCTCCGGTACGGGCGCCTTTCCCCGTGTTTTGAAGTTCCGCATAGGGCGCCGCGGCCCGCAGCCCGGCGAATCCCCGGCCGTAGAACGGCGCTATGCTCCTCGCCAGACGTCCCGTGTGTCGGAGCTTGGGGTAACGGAGGTATGCCTCGACGTTCTCGAATTTTTTCGTCTTAAAATTCTTGCCCCACCTGTCGGCCCACTTCCGGGGCGTGCCGTCGTTGCCATACTCCTCGCGCTCGAAGTTGAGGCGCGTTTCCCCGGCCATGCTTTCGGCCACCTTAGCCGGAATTTGGGTTTTGATGTTGTAGATGGCGGTGCTAATCTTTCTCCTTAGGTCTGCTATCGTTGCCATTGTCGTTTGTTTTCATGGAGGGAGTGAGTGCCGACTTTATTTTCGCCATGATGGATTTGGCCTGCAATTTGACCTCCGTCCAGTTGTTGTTGCGCACGGCAGTGTTTATGTCGGAGGGCTCCATGCCGACCTTACGCATGACCTCGGGGCTGTATGCCATGCCCTGCGAAGCCAGCACGCGGCCTATGCGCTCGAACTTATCCACGCTGATGGTGGTGTCGGGCACCTCCATGAGCTTTACGCCCGACATATCTATGCCGAGCAGGCGGCCGATCTTCTGGATGGCACCTTCGTAGTTGAAAAAGTTCGCAAAGTCGCGCTTGTCGGCGTTGCACAGTGCTTCGTAGAGGGACATATGTATCTGCGCGAGCTGCTCGGAGTTGGTGTTTTTCTCCGTGGCGCCGAGCAGAGTGCCTCCCGTCACCTCCTGCATGATCTCTGCGCGGTAGCTGTCTATGTACTCCTTGAACACGCGGAAGGCATCGGGGTACATTTGGGTTTGGAGGGGCTTGACCTCCACCTGGTAGACGTTCTCCTTATTGTCGAGGTTCTGCTTGAAGGGCAGCACGGGGGTGTCGAGCGGGTCGAGGTTGTTGGCGATATTCTCGGCCAGCGCTTGCGCCTGCGCGTTTCCGTCGATGAAGCCCACGGTGGTGCGGGGATATGAGTATGTAGCGCTCGTCACCGACCAGTTGTTGTACGCCTCCACAATGCCGATCATGGCGCGGGAAATCTGCTGCATCATTCCCATCTTGAAGTCCTGGTCGGTGTCGGGCTGCATGTAGAACATATTGTCGTAGTCGTCGACGTTGGCCACGGATTCTATGGCGTAGGTCTGCGACCGGATCGCCCTGTTCACCATGTCTATGTTTCGCAGCGGGTAGCTGGTGATGGTGTCTTTCTCGACGTCGATGCCGACGATGCGCACGCCGTAGAATTTCGAGAGCACGAATTCGCGCTTCATCTTGTTGAACCACCGGGTGCGGGTTATCATCTCCGTGAGGTTCTCGTCGATCTCGCCGTCGCGGTAGAATGCGAACACGGCATTCTCAATGGGGTTCAGACGCTTGTTCATCTGGCTCACCAGGAACGGCGATGACTGAATACACCACGAATACAGGGTGTCCACCATCGTAAGGTCGGAGTAGTTCACCGCGTTGTCGATGGCATTTCGCCACCAGCTCGGAGTGAACTCGACGAAGTACTGGTTGGGGATGTACCTCGACTTTACATTCGGCGCCCCAATAGGGCGGAAGGGGTTGTAAGGCTGCTGCCTCGGGGTATGAAATTGTGCCATTTATCCGCGCATTTTGTTTTTCGATCCGTTTACTACCGTACCCCATGCATTCGGGGTATCCTTTATCGGGGCGTCATGCAGCGTCGTAGCCCCGTTTTTCATCTCCGTGACCTTCTTTACGACCATCTCGTAGTTGTCGCGCAGGGTCTCGGAGTGCCGTGCCGAGGGGCTCGTGATATTGTAGGCCGTAAGGACGGTTAATATCCACCGCATGATCTTCGACGTACCGTCGTTGGTGTCTCCGGCCAGTATCGAGGCTATGTCGTACAGCTCCCCGATTTGACTGTACACGTACCCCAGGGCGCTGTTGTAGGAAATCTCCACGCAGTCGGGGTACATTTTCTTGAACTGATCGAGCTGCTGGGGTGAAATCCACTGGTAGAGCTCCTCCTCGGGGAAGTACATTTTGCCGGGTTCCCCGGCCACGATAACCTGCTCCCCGTATTCTATGCATGAGGCGTACTCTGCGGCCGACTGGAGCGAATCCGCGGGCGAGGTGCACAAGACAGGGGAGTTGGCATAGCTTCGAACCTCCCCGGTCTTGGGGTCTGTGAACTCCTTCTTGGCCGTAGTGTACGAACGCATGATAGTCGCTCCGTCAAGATTGAACCCATAGATGTACAGGTTTTTATCGGCGGACGCCTTGCCGTCCCTGATTATGCCTATCTGGAATGAATCGCCGGGTTTCAATCCGCTCAAACGCATATTGCATTCGATACCTGGGGGGTTAGAGCCCGGTACAGGCCACTTGTATGCATAGGTGTCGTACGAGATACTCCAGGTAGAAGCATCGTCTCTTCTCCACGCTATTTGGATCGGGAGCGGCGTGTCTCCCTTTATGTAGCATGAGAGGGTGAATTTGAGCGTAAGGGCTTCGTTAGCCCTAAGTCCTGTAATCGCGAATGACCCTGCCTTCAGGTTCAAGACCCATTTTTCGGGTATAACCTCGGTGGCGACGTCGGGATCTTTCTCCACGTCGCACAAGATCTGTATCGGTGTAAATTTGTTGTAGCCCAGCGACGGGATCGTCTTAGGGCCGTTGAAGTAGGGCTTGAACTTCTGAAGCGACGTCGGGGACGGCAAGTCCGCAGGTATATCTTCCGAGAGCATCAGCTCTAGGAAAGCCTGATCGTACTGGGGGGAATATACATTGTTCGCCGTGGTAAATTCCCAACCCAGGGCTTCGAGTTCCTCGATGGTATAAATTTTCACATTCTCGGTCATGATATGAAACGTTTTGATTTTTTTACTATGATGCCGGAGCTTTTGTACGCGGAGCCCACGGTTCCGCCCGCGCGGTTCATGAGCGATACGCCCTTGGCCGCCGCATCGGGTATGTCGTCCTTGCGGTTGGGATCGACCTTGCGCGAAAAGAAAAGGAACTGATTCACGGCCTCCTCGCCGCGGTTGGTACCTTTGAGCTTAGCGTTGAATACGAACCTGTCGGATGTGAAGAGGGGATCGAGGATGGATTCGATGACCGTAAACTTGTCGCCCATGTTTCGGGTGTCCCATTCCAGGGGGCATATCCACCCCGTGTCCGCCTGGAACTGGTCGAATGTGGTCTTGAAGTCCAGGGGCAGCTGCTTCTTTTCCATCACGATGCGCGTTATGAGGCGGTTGGGGCTTTCTAGGTACAACTCCCGAATGTTTTTCATCATCTCCAGGGAGGTGCCCTGCACGGCCAGCACGTCGATGAGCCATATTCGGCCGCGGGCTTTGCCCATGAGCAGCGACGCCTTGAAGTCGCTCTTGCGGCTGTCCTTGGCCGACGGGTCGGTGTAGATGATGAGGTCTATCCACTCCTCGGGCGTCGGGAAGCGCAGGTCGGGGTTCACGTCGCTCCAGCATATTTTTTTGAAAATCTCCCCCTCGCTCTCGTCGAAGTAGTCGCCCTCCAGGAAGCGCTTGCGCATGAGCGTGGACATGGCCTCCAGGGTCTCGCGGTAGTCGTCGGCGACATTCTCCATGTTGTCGTTGAGCGAGAACTTCACGACCAGGAACTTCGACGTCTGCTCCTGGGGGATCGCCAGTCCCTCGCGGGTCTCGTGCTTGAAAAACCTGACGTACGTCCATCCGGTTTTTCGCGTGGGGTTGAGGGCGAACAGGAGCTTGTTTCGCACAGGTAGTTTCTGCGCCAGTCGCGAGCGGAGGGTGTCTACCGCCCTCTCCTCTACCTCCGACACCTCGTCGATGAAGATATGGCCCCATTCCGACGACAGAATCTTATCGAACTGGCTCTCGTCGTTGGCCGACCCTCGTATGGAGCCGAATTTTATGTAGGCGCCGTTGTAGAACATGAGGTAGTTGTCCTTGCCGTTATACTTTGCGAACGGTGTCCCGTCCTTCATGGTTATCTCCTGCCACTTGGCGTAACCGTTGTGCTTGGCTATCGCGTTGAGCACCGCGGGGAGGGTCTGCTGGAGCATTCCGGTTTGCAGCGACGTGAAGAGGTTGCGGAGCACGAGGCAGTTGGCTTTGCGCGCCACGCACTGCGCGATGAGCCAGTATAGAATAACGAAAGTCTTTCCCGAGCGCGAGGCGCCGTAGAAGAGCACTTCCTTCCACTGGCCGTCGTTGAGGCGGTTCCACATGATCCTCTGCTTGCGCGTGAGGTGTATGTTCATGTCGAGGCATCCGGCCTTTCTACTCTTGGTTATCATCATCTTCGTCGAGGTGCATGCGTATGTCGATTTCCGATATGCGGTTTTCGTCTACGTCCGATCCGAAGGATTCCAGTACGGACATGGTGGCCTTTATGAGATTCATGGACTTGGTTAGGCCGTCGATCTTCGACTTGGCGGTCTCGATCTTCGCCTTCGATGCGGAGGTGCCAATGATGTATATCTGCTCGCGCATTATGTCGTAGACGCCCATCATTTTCAGTTGCTTCTCCACCTGATCCGATATAGGCCACTCCCACTCCGCGGGCGTCGCATCAGGCATCTGCGGCACTGCTGTCGCGGTCTTTAAAAAGTCTATTGCGGATTTCCTGTCGTCCATGGAGCTCGGTTTTTACGCCCAAATATAAGAATTTACCACGAAGGGCGTGAATTATGGAAAAAATTAATAAAAAAAACCTCCGCCCCTGGAGCGGGAACGGAGGAAAAAATAAGCCATGAAGTGAGGTGTTTATTTACATTCAGGAATGCCACAGAAACATTCCGGGAACAAATATAGGGAATTAGTTTTTCAATTCCAAGCGGGTGCGCATATTTTTTCCCTTGCGCATAGATTCGAGCTTCACGGCGGCCGATTTGGAGGGGCGCCGATAGGGCTTGAAGCGCCGGATCATGTCGATGCCGTTCTCGGAGAACATCTCGGAGGCCACGTAGATGGTCGTGCCGTAGCGCAGTCTGGATTTGAGTTTCCGGTCGGCCTCGCGCCGCAGGGTGCGGTACTCTTCCTGCGTCATGCCTTCCGGCCGACGAGTTATGACGGTTTCGGATCCCGTAGCCACGGAATAGGTTCTACTTTTCATCTTCGGCGGGGGTTTCGGTTTCTTTCGTTCGAATCTCGTCCAGGAACCCGAGCGGCAGGGGGATGTCCATGTCGTCGGGGATGTTGAGGATCATGCGATACTGCGCCATAGACACGAAGCGGCAGCAGTTGTCGTAACTCATGCCGTCGGAAGATAGCCACATGCCGTCCGTGTATTTCGTGAATACGGCGATAACGGCCTCGGCGTGCGAGGAGTTCCAGAATATCGCGAACTTGTTTTCGACGGGGACGAGCGAGGAATCTTCGTTTTTGAACCACTCCAGGAACTCGTCGAATGAGTAGGTGAGGCCATAGGAGCATAGGCGGATAGCACCGAGGTCGATGTCGTACGCCTTCAGAAACCCCGAAATGTGCGCAGCCGTAGATCGGTCGATCCCGTGCGTCTCCAGCCACGATTTAATCTCGGCCGTCGTTTTTGTCCCGACCTTCTTGTTCCGGCAGAGACGAAGCAGTTTTTTCATAATCATTGTTGTTTTTGTTGAAGATATCGTACCTTTTTTTCAGGTCGTAGTAGTAGTGCCGTACCGTGTATACGGCAATGCCGAACGTCTCGGCCGCCTCCGCGAACGCCTCCTGCCGCTTCCCCGAATGCGTCATGCACCAGATGTCCACATAGCAGCATATCACGGCACACTGCGCCGCCGTCTCGTTCAGAAGCCCCGAATCGAGCAGAAGCCCGACACCTGCTTCATAACGATCTCCGAATACACTCCGAACATAAGCGAGCAGGTAGCATTTGAACGCTTCATTCATAACCTCAGAATTTAAGTTCCTGTTCCGTATAGGGCCTGCCTTGCATCGGCTTCACCCACCCGCGAACCGTATCTATCGCGTCCACTACCTCTTTGCCGTCCTCGACCGACATGATAGCACGAGCCTCATCACTCACGTCCGAAGAGAGAGAAACGTGCATAACCCCGTCCTTCGACTTCACCTCGAACCGGAAAGTAGCCCCTTCGATGGTGATTGATTTATTTACACCCATAATCAAGTTGTTTAAGATTGTTGTGCAAATATAGTAATAATATCTTTACCGTCCAAATCCCAGCCCCACTGAATAACCGAAACCCTGCACAAAACATACCCCCGAAAAACCAAAGACCCCCACCCCCCCCCCCACACACAAGAACTCCCGAGAATATATCGAGTGCTAGAAAGGCTCCAGGCCCCGGGCGGCTGTTGACCAAAGACCCCCACCCCTTCCCGGCGGCTGTCTCCTTCCTCCGCTCGCTCCACGTTGTTCCGCTCGCTCCGGCTGGGCGCCCTCCCGCTTCTCCCGGGCTCCGCTCCTCGCCCGCCCTCTCGCTTCCTCCTTCGCTCCCACCTTCGGGATGGCAATCCCCGGACACCTCCAACTCCCGCGTCCGTCCTCGCCTCCCCGTCCCGCCCCTGCTTCCTCTCCAGTCGGCGCCCCCTCCCCTCCCGGCCAAACAGACCAAAACTATCCTATTTCACCACACACTCCGAACACCCCCAAAATACCCCTCCCTGCGACTATACACGTTCATCATATATATGAGTGATAAGAAGTAATATATAAGGGGGGATACGTCTAGCAAACTCTTCAGTTTTTTGGGGTGTATTTGGAGCCCGTTGTGTGGGTGTGGGCGTGCGGTCGCTCGAGGGGGAGGTGAAGGGCTCGGCTGTCTCGTGCCGGCACGCTTTGGGGTGGTAAAAACTTATGCTGTGTTCGTTTTGCATAAGAACAAACGATGAAGAAAGTTTGTGAAATGCTTGCATGGTATAAAATCTTATACTATCTTTGTAATAGAGAAAGGGAGGATCAGGTATCACACCCTTCGAAGTTAATGAGGTAAACATTTGAAGCCATGAAAAAGAACCAAACGAACAACTCCACCAACTGGAAGAACGAAGTAAATGAAATTCGGGCCCGCCTGGAAGCCATTAAAACGCGCTCGTGCTGGGATCGAGGCGTAAAAGGCTTTGCGCTCAATCTGCTAAGAAGCTACATAGACATTTGCGAGTATTGCGACAACAACGGCCGACCAGTCCCGGAACTCAATGAAGCGACGTTACTAAACGGTGCGGCTGACTGGCGCGAATACTGCGAGGGCGGTTGTGCCCTTATCTACGACGCAGATATAGCGTGCGAACTTTGCACGCCGTCGGAGCTGAAGAAAACCGACAACGGCAACAAGGCCCCGAATACTCGTGAGACGTGGATGAATGTACAAGCCCGCGCGTATTCCCAAGCATATATAATGTTGATAAATAACGCCTAAATCGGAGGAGGAATAAGCCATGAAACAACACCCCACGAATAAATATATGCAGGCTCTTTGCCTCGTAGTGCTCACAGCTGCGATATGCTGGATCCTGTTCCGCTGCACGCTTCGGGTGGAATCGGTACACAGGACAGAGGACGGGTACTTGATCGAAGTCTCAGCACTCGGCGGGACGGAAATACACGAATGCAGTTTATAAACACAAAAACCATAAAAAGCCATGACACACGTAAATTTCACAACTTCGGGCGTCGCCCTGACCGATAACCAAATAGCCCGCATCCGGGAGATCATCGAGTACACAAAGCGCCGTTCGGCGTGGGACAAGGGCGTTAAACTGTATGCGCTGGAGCTCCTCGACAACTATTGCGAAATGGTGGATTATGCGAAGGAAACAGGGGTTTGTGCGCCGCGGTTCATCGAAAGCGTTCTGCTGAATGGGGCCGACGACTGGTTGGCGTACAGCGAGGGAGGTTTATCGCTCGTGTACGATAAGGACATAGCCGAACGCTTGTGCAGTCCCTCGGAATTGAAGCGAAAAACGAGCCGTAACGGCGGGGGTCTGAAGCCGAGCCAAGACGAAACATGGCTCCAGGCACAGGGGCGCGCACTCGCCCAGGCCTGGCGACTGCTTCGGCTTACGGCACTGATAGTATACAAGGAATAAGCCCTGATTATAGCAGAAACAACAATTATATCAAATTAAAAATCAATTACTTATGAAAACAATTAGCGAACTGGCGGAAAGGGCGCACGCCCTCACCCGGGAGATGCCCGAGGACGCGGTAATTATGATACATATTTTCCACGAGACACAGGAGATCGGGATGCGCGTAAAGTATTGCCGCGAGGCCTTGGTAGCTACCGAAGAGATCGCGGCACGGCGAGGCCTCGGCGACAGCGTAAAAACGACCCTTAAAGACGGCGTAATAACCGTCTATATACAGGAACAGGATTTGCGGATATGGCTAAAGTTCGAGTAAGGCAGCTGCTCGCCCTGTGGGCGGTAGTACTGGCAGGAATGGCCGCCTTTGCGGCGGTCGTTCTCCTGCACCTTCGAAACAACGCATTGTAACACACAGAGTACACCATGAAAAACAACATCGAAAACGGGATCTACATTCCCGACGAAAACCGCGAGCTACACCCGCTCGACGAGTGGACGAAACGCGAAGACCCGACCACGGCGCAGACCGTCGTACTGGTAACCGATTCCGGAATGCTCGAAATAGCCAACGAAGACCTGCCGGGCAAATTCAATTTCAAGGTCGCGCAGAAAGCCGCTGCCGAATACCGCGAGGGCTTTCCGCTGCGCAACCCGCCACGAGGCGGTAGAAATGTACGACGCCCGGTTCCGGGGCCTCGACGAAGCGTTCAAGAAGATCGGCGGCGAGCCCGCTACAATACCTACTGGACGAGCGAGGCCGACCCCGATCCGGAGTACAATTCCAACGGCGCGGTCTTTCTACGACGGCAACACGGGCAGCTTGTACTACAACCACAAGTGCAACACACACGCCGTGCGTCCGGTTTGTGATTTCAAGAGCAGATAATATTTACACTAAAAACAAAAAAGACAATGAAATGGATTGAAGCGGCCAAAGAAGGCCAGGGCTATGTACTGAGTGTCGAACTGAAAAAAAAGCGCGACGCTATCGAAGCGAAAGCAGCGGAGGTGCTGAAGAAATCGGGCGCCAAGCCGTGCACACTCTACGGGATCACCGACGGATCACCCGACGTCTCGTCGGTAGAAATAGGGATCAAGGACGGGGAGGATTATATGTTTTTTATGCCATGCTCGACATGGCGGAGCGCAATGGAATTCGAACTGCTGAAGATACTGCCCGTGTATCCCGAATGCAGTGGCTATTTGAACACCTTCGACGATGAGCCCGCATATATTACCGAGGATTCCACGGCGGAGGACGTGGAAGCATGGCGGGCATTCAACCAAAGACGCGCCGAAAGGTATGAGCAGGCGCGGCAACTGGCGATAGCCAATTATAGGGTATATAACGAAATGATGGCCCAGATAATCCCCAACTTTGAGGGAGCGGGGCCGTGCTGTGCGCAAACTACCGAGGTAGTTAGGGGCGGCATAAGTTTCACGGTTCGATATTACAAGCATGAGGGGAATGCCTTCTGCATGGAGGTGAGGCCCGGGACAAAGGCCACCCCGGACGGGTTCAAACTGATTTCCGCAAACTGCTACGGCAAGGAGGGGCACGAACGCCTAATAAAGGATATAAAATTCCTCGACGAGATCGACGCGGCGGTAGAGGAGGGGGATATGTCGCAAGTGCACCAACTGGTGGGTGACTGGCGAAAGGAACTGTCCGAATATCTAGAGTTAAACGAAAAAGAATGCGGTACTCATGATTACGGAACGGGAGACGAGGCAGCAGCTCCAGGAACGGAGGCGTGACGAGTTCGTACAAATACTCAGCCGGTATGCCGATCAACACGACAGCGTGATATGCTGGCGAAACATAACTCCCTATTGCATTCGGGTTTACCAGCGCTTAAAATCATGGGGGAGGGTGTGGGAGCCGGGGGAGCTGAAACCCAAAAACGCGCTGATCTATTCGGGTGCCCGCCGTCAAATATTGGACTTATACCCCCTTGGTCTGAAATTCCATGCCCTTCAGTTCAACAAGCGCGGGATAATAGGGGGAAGATGGGAGGATAAAATAAACCAATTGCTAAATATGTGCATACGATATGATAACACGAACGACCTATAAGACACGGCAAGAGTGGTTGCACGCGCGCAACGACACCCCCGTTATCGGAAGTTCCGACGTCGGAACGATTATGGGGCTCAATCCCTATACGACGCCGTACCAGTACTGGCGCGTAAAGAAGATGGAGACCTTGGAGACCGCGGCCGAAGAGGATAACGACAGTATGATCCGCGGGCGCTTCAAGGAGGATGCGATATCCCGCATGTTCGAGCAGGCGACCGGGGAGAAGATCGTCAAACGATCCGAGCAGATAGAGGTGTACCGCAATGACAAATACCCGTCCTACATGCAGGCAGCGCCCGACAGGGAGGTTTTCGCCGCGGGCAGGAGTACCCGGTATATCTTGGAGTGCAAGGACACGAAAATGCACCTGCCGGAACTGACGCCCGAGACAGTGCCAATGCTGTGGTACACGCAAGTCATGTATCAAATGGGAATCATGGAGCGCGACGCGGCGTACATAGCCGCGGAGGAGGGGGGCAAGCGGCTTGTATATGCGCTATTCGATTTCGACCGATCCAAATTCGACTATATCGTGGAGTACTGCCGGGATTGGTTCGAAAGGTATATTTTGGGCGACGAAATACCCCCGGTGGAGACAGGCCAGGACGTCATACTGGCATGGCCCGTCTCGGAAGCCGCCCCGCGGGAAGCGGATTCGGAGATCCGGGATACTATCGCGTGGGTGCGGACGCAGCGGTCGAAGGTAGCCGCCATGCAGGCGGAGATCACCAAGGCAGAAGAGCGGGTTAAGGCGTATTTCATGCAGTACGACACCATCACCTACGACGGGCGACCGCTGGCTACATTCAAGACTGTAACAAGCCGCAGGCTGGATTCGAAGGCATTAAAGGCGGACAACCCGGACATATATGCCAAGTACGTAAAGGAGAGCACGACGCGGCAATTATTATTCAAATAACACAACTATGAAACGAGAAATAACAGCACGGGAGTACGAGGAGATCGCCGAACGGCTCACGGAAGCCATAGACGGGAACGATTATTTTTCCGGCAGCGTAGCGTACCGGGACTGGAGCCTGACGTGTGCGGTAATGGTATGCTGGCACACCGACACACTGGGATCGGGAGAAAAGGAGACGCGGATGGAAAAACTGGTGTGGGTTTGGTGGGAGTTCCACACGTATGACGCCGAGGGTGACGAGGTGCTAAACGATTTCAAAACATCAACCTTAGAGCTTTTTTTAGGAATATGACAACCATAACAGACAAGAACGAACGCGTAATGCGCGAGGGGATGGTAGCCAAGACCACCACCCCGAATTTGCAGGAGATGATCGCCATGCTGGAGGACAAAAAGGGGGAAGTGCAGGCACGCCTACATGCGGTGCTGGGCGACAGGGCTCCGATATTCACGCAGGCCGTACGCAACCTGCTGGTGGCTCCCGAGAACAAAATGCTGCGGGAGTGCACGCCCAAATCCATCATGCGCTCGTGCATGGCCTGTGCGACAACGGGACTTTCCCTGGATCCGGCATTCGGGCAGGCTGCCATCGTCCCCTTCGCTGAGACCACATACAAGAACGGGCAGGAGGTAGTCACCAAGAAGGCGGTGTTCATGCCGATGAAAAACGGGTTGGTGCAACTCGCCAACAATACCGGGATGATCCAGCGGTTAATGGCCGCTCCGGTGTATGAGGGGGACATAAAATACTATGATCCTTTTACGGGCGATATGGATTACAACCAGGAGCCGCACGAACGCACAAAACTAATCGGATATGTAGCCTATCTGCGCTACATAAACGGCGGCGATCACTACCTGTACATGACGGTCGAAGAGCTGGAGGAGCACGGCAAGAAGTACAGCAAGAGCTACTACAAAAAAAACGGTTTGTGGCAGAAAAACAAGCCCGCCATGTATGAAAAGACGGTCATCAAACGCATCTTGATGAAATGGGGTAGCCTGGATGTGATGGCCAACTCGAAGCTTATCACAGCGCTAAAATACGACATGGCGACCCCCTCCTCGATGGATATGTCGCAGGCGACCCCCGAGTATGTCGACGGAGTGGACGACAATATTGCGGCCGTCGAAGAACAGGAGGCCGTGGATGTGACTGACGAACCCGAAAAATAACAGAAAAAGATGAAACCTAAACAGAAAGAGACAGTAGTTACAATAGCCGAATACGCCCGCAGGTGCGGAATCACTTATCGGGGTGTGCAGATGCGCATTGCCAGCGGGCGAGTAAAAACAGTGAAATTCGGGGGCGTGGACTTCATAGATACGACAATCTATCCTCCTATGCCCCGCCAAGACGTAAAAACTCATGAATGATGATATGAACACGGCAATGGAATGGCTCGTCGGCCTAGTCCTGTTCCCGCTACTGATGTTGTCGAACTTTATAGGATATGCACTCGGCCTGTCTCCGCAGGCCGGGGGCCAATCCGAGGCTGAAGATTCGGAACCGACAGAGGCGGAAGCGCCGGAAATAAACGAGGAATTGCAGGCAGACGCGATACGAGCTCTCAAAACTTTGGGCTTCCCCAAAGAAAGGGCGAAACAGGCCGTTTTAGAGGTTTTTCATGCCGATCCTGATGCAACCCTCGAAGAGATTGTAAAATGCGCCCTAAGGCGCCAAAAATAGGCAATATGAATGAATGCAGATTCCATACGATTCCCGGAGTACAGGGGGGGGGTGAAGTTTAAGCCTATCGACGAGTTCCCGGGGTATTGGATCGGAGAGGACGGGACGGTGGTATCTACGCGGCGCGGAGACCCCCATGTGCTGAAGGTGGATTACAATGCCGACGGGTACGTAAGGGTGCGATTATTCAACCGTTTCGGGAGGTACAACTACTTTGTTCACCGCCTTGTAGCTGAGGCTTTTATCCCAAAAAGGGAGGGGGACAAAATCGTGGATCACCTTGACACGAACGTCGAGAACAACAATGCCTCGAATCTGAGGTGGTGCCGGGACATGAAGGAGAACATGGCCAACCCGCTGAGTGTAGCCAAAAGACAGAGGGCGGCGGCAAACAGACACAGCCGCGCAGCGAAGAGGAAGGCATACATGGAGGAGATCATGAGACAGGCAATGACGGACACTCCGTTCTGATTTTTTTTGGAGAATGGAAAAGTTTGTTTATATTTGCGGTGTGAATGCTCGGGCAGGGGCAAAATGTGACTTACCGCTTTAGTAGATACCGGGCTGCCCCCCGGTATCGAACGAGCGGTTTTTTTATCCCCTTTTAATAATGAAGCTAAAGGACATACAAAACGGATGGATGAAAATACCCACCAAATGGTACCGAGAAACAAGCATTAAGGCTTGCCGGGAACACGCTATGCTCCAGTGGCTGGTTATGAACGCGAACATCACGGAATCGGAGTGGAACGGAATCACGATTAAACGCGGGCAAGTAGTAACAAGTCTATCTAAGTTGAGCGAAGGGGTGCAACAAAGTACTCAACAAACACGCAACACACTTAACAACATAGTCAGCAACAAAGAAGTAACAAAGATAGCAACAAAGACGTACACCATAATAACTATCTGTAATTTCGATGATTACGTCGGTTTAAATTTTTACGACAACAAAGAGGAGAACAAAGAATCAACACAGAGAGCAACACAGTCGGGAACAAAGAATCAACACAGAGAGCAACAACAGATAAGAGATAATAAAGATATAAGATTAAGAGAAGATAATACCCCCCTTACCCCCCAAGGGGAAGGAGATAGCCTCAGCGATTTTGAAATTTTGGATGACGGGTATTCGACCACGAAGGGAAGAAAAGAAAAAGTTCCGCGAAAAAGAAAAGAACTCGACACGTCCTTCGTGGCTCCGGAATTCAAATCGGCAGTTAACGAGTGGCTCGCCTACAAATCCGAACTCGGGAAGCCATACAAGGCGCAAGGCTTTAAAGCGTTCTACAACCGACTTGTAAATCTGAGCGGCGGAGACCCGGGAAAGGCCCGGAAGATTATCGAACAGTCAATGGCTAACAACTGGCAAGGAGTATTCACCCTAAACGAAACCAAAAATGGGGAAAGCAACAGAACTAATCAAATCATGCCTCTTGCCCCCGAAGAAGTATCAAGGGCAATCTACGAGGGAATCGCTCGCGCTCGAACTCCGCAGGAGTGGGAGTTATGAAATTTCGGCATTTGAGGGCGAATCAGCATCGGATATGCAAGTGGCGCGAGCCGTGCACAAGATTTCGGTAGCGTTCCCGAAAATGTCGAAAGACTTTCTGAATCTGCTAACGGAGCGTATCATCAAGTCAGGTATGTCGTCCAAGCGGCTCGAATATGCCGTAAATCACGTCATAGACACGTTCACCTACCAGCAGATAACTATCGCCGACGTGCTTAGCTTGGACGTGAAGTGCAAGATTCTGACATACTCCGAGATGTGCCACGAAGCCCACAAACGAGGATGTTCAACGGACGAATACGCGCCTATTAGGATCGAGGGGGCTGAAAAGCCGGGATGGATTCTGAAAGTGGATAAAGCACAATACGGATTACCTGATAAAATCTAATGTCGAATTTGAGATCATGGAGCAAACAAAAAAAATCACAGAAATGAAACGAGAGACAAAAAGGAACATCGCCTATTTGGCGGCGATCATTTCCATCGCCCTGTGCATCGCATTCATGGCCGTAAAGCCTGCGTATGCACAGAATCAAACGGTAGTTAAAAACTCCCAGGGAGAGGTTGTCTACATCAAGGTCAAGACGGCCAGTGGCTACATCGTCAAGGACAAAAACGGCGTCCTGCTTTACACCGTGGTGGAGAACGACACGGAAAAGAGAGTTTACGACGCCTCCGGGCGTTTGGTTTCAGTGGAGAAAAAACAAAAAAAATAATGAAACTACCTATCGAAGTTCACAACAAGTTGATCCCATTCAAGGGGTTCAGCTGGGTAACATGGCTTTTGTGGGCTTTTACCCGCAAGCCGATGGCGTGGAGCATGGACGAGACTACGCGCCGCCACGAGGGGATTCATTGCTGCCAGCAGATTGAGTTGTCCGTGTTGTTTGCGGCAATCCTCTTACCTGTCGCCATCAACTACTCGTTCGCCTGGTGGGGCTGGGCGCTTACGGTGGTCGGCATTCTATTCGCCGGATGGATTTGCTACGGCATATCGTGGCTGGTCGAGGTGATTATCCCTCCCTATCCGGGCGCGTACTACTACACCTGCTTCGAGACCGAGGCGTACAACCACGAGGATGATCCGGACTACTTGAAGCGGCGCATACCGTTCTGGGGCTGGATTTCCTGCATACCAAATCGGAAAGTAAAACACAAAAGATAACCAACCATGAAAACACTTTATCTCTGGGTTTCAGGCAAAGGCTGGACACCCTTTCAGTACAACGAACTTTCTGAATTAGCCGCCGAATTTGAGGCGCGCAATATCAAACTGGGCGACGGGTGCGAACTGGGCTACGGGTGCCGACTGGGCTACGGGTGCAAACTGGGCGACTTGTGCGAACTGGGCGACGGGTGCGAACTGGGCTACGAGTGCGAACTGGGCGACGGGTGCAAACTGGGCTACGGGTGCCGACTGGGCAACTGGTGCAAACTGGGCGACGGGTGCGAACTGGGCTACGGGTGCGAACTGGGCAACGGGTGCGAACTGGGCGACGGGTGCAAACTGGGCTACGGGTGCCGACTGGGCTACGAGTGCGAACTGGGCGACGGGTGCAAACTGGGCGAC